GTTCGCACCAGCAGCAGCTGCTTTTGCAGGCTGTGGTGAGATCGCTGCTTTGTTTACTTTGCGCGAAAATATTGCCATGTCTTTACTCTTCCATAGATGGGTCGGCTTTTGGTGGAGTCGCGCATCCGGGACTTCTCCGACGAAAGGCTCGACGCACGACTCCGCGCGTATCTTAGTTGGCAACGACGACGAGCTGTGGCTTCCCTCGGCTGTGTTTGTTGCCGGCAACGATTGCGCTTGAGAAGATCATTGTCCTGCATAGTTCAATTGGTCCGGGCGACCGCTGAGAGCTCACAGCGATAGAGCCTTGTGTCCGAACTGAGACAGCGCGCACGACATGCTCTGCTAATGCCATTTCTCCTGTATGCACAATTTGTCGTTCACGGATCAATCCTTGAACTGCTGGAGTCCATTTCAAGATCTCTGCGTAACCAACGACGACACGCCGACGCTCAATGGATGGTGGGCATTGGAGATCAATTGTTGGTGTGAGCGCGAACTGGATGCTTGGATCTTTGGCAAGCTTGGCGATGTGATCCCAGAGCTGTGTCTGTGTGTCACAGGTGAACGCGACCGTGACCCCGATTCGACCGTCCGGCAAGAGCACTGATCTGGTGGCGTAGTAATGCGAGTCGTTGAAATCAACTTCCACTGCGACCACTCCACCAGCTGGAAGTGGCTCAGAAGTGACGAGCTGGGACCAAAGACCTTGGGGGAGCCATGACCGATCGGTCGCGATCCATAGGTTCACGCTTGAGCGTAGGAACGATGCGCGATCGGGGAGCTGTGCTTCGGATTCAATTGTGGACATCTCCAGCGTCTTGCCGAGCGCAGGGTTCGCATATGCCCACGCGACAGGATCCATTGGATCAAGATCTGGTGGTGGAGACCATTCACGGAAGTGGAAGTTGGTTGGCTGATGTGTGTCAATCAAACGGAGACCCATCTCTCGATATCTCATCATGACCTTGGATTCTTCTGTGCCGGCAGTGGACCACATGCTCAAAAGAGGGAAGCGTCGTGCGCGCATGGTTGGCGTGATACCACCATCAATCACTTCTTCGTCAATTCCCCAGACTTCGTCCACCAGCGCAAGATCCACGGACAGACCGTGTGCTGCGTTCGGCTTGGCTGATCGGACTAGAAGCTTGGATCCGTCTGGAAGTTTTGCAGCTAGACGACCGTAGGAGCGCGTGAGTTTTGCATCAAAGTACTGCTCGAGGATGTCAGCAATTTCTTCGTAGATCTGTGCTGCAGAGTCGAGTCGGTGTGCCATCAAAAGCACTGTCTGTTTCTCTCCTCGGATCTTTGGCATTTCGGTAAGCCACCAGCCTGAAAGAGCTCGAAGGGCAACTGACTTTCCTTGTTGGCGCGCACAAGACACAAGTGAGGTTCGAGTCACTAGCTCAACGCCAGCATCATCAGAGAATCCAAGTTGGTCGGCAAGTGCTGAGATTTGCCACTCCATCAATTCGATCTGCATGAACTTGCGAGCCCACTCCACCACAGACTCAACATGCGATCCCAGCTGATCCGGACTAATCGTTGCCAGTCTTGGCTGGTCATGACCGATCGCCGCCAGTTCAGGCTGGTCGTCGCTGTTCGGGGAGAAAAAGAACGATGGGCTCGGGGGCAAGGAGCCTTCCCTGTAAAGAATCGGTTCTCGTTGTGCGATGGTGCGTGTTGCTTCGGCGCGATCGTGTATTCGCTGACGATCTCTTGCTGATTTGTATTGGGTTCCGCGTCTGCTGTTGCATTCTCTGCACGCTGGCACAAGGTTTGATAGCGAGTGGTCACCGCCACGATCTACTTCGACTAGATGATCTGCTGTGTCTGCAACTTTCTTATGACACCAATGACACATCGGTTGCCCTTTGAGTAGTGCTGCACGATTGGTTGCATACTCTTTGTTATTCGTTGTGCGTTCTCTTGGCATGGCTCACGCGCTTCGCTTGTGCTGGCGCGCCACTGCGTGGCTTGCCCTTGTCAGTGATGTCGGTCTCATGTGTGTGTGTCCGTGTCTGTTGCTTTGTTTGTTTGTGTGTATGTTATGCGAACCAAGAAGACATACAGGGATGAATGCTCCACCCTCTGGCTTGCCCAACCCAGATCCCATTGCACTCATCAGCTGATTATGTTTACAGCTCGCCTCGGCGCTTTGCCTCGCTCACTTCGTGTTGCATGATTGAGGACGCGCCGATCTACCCACGCTTTCCGTGTGTTACCCGATCACCTTGCGACGGTGTAGGTCATGCGACTAGCCGATTGTTTAGAGCTGGAAGTTGCTCAGAGTGTAGAGAATGTACTCCATGTCAGAGGGCTTCCAGACTGCATTGAAGTGTGAGCCTGCATCGAATGCCATGAGCCAACGCTTTTGTAATGGTGAAAGCTTTCCGCGTTCTGCTTTGAGCTCTACAGCGAGCAACTTGCCTGACACGGGATGCAGCAGGATCAGATCTGGGAAGCCTGCGTCGCCTTGCACATTGGTGAGCCATCGTCCTCGAGAGTTCTGTGCCGGTAGGTCATGGTGAATGAGCCAGCCGTAACGCTTCGCGACACTAATCACGACCTCTTTGAGATCGGCTTCGCTCATGTCTTTATTGACCTTCACTTGCGATACTGCCTGTGATATTTGGTATTAGCTTCTTTGCATTTGACGCAGGGCACTTCTTGATTGCGTAAGTGCCTTTTGTATGCACTGCGCGATCCACATTTTGCAATTATTGGTCTACCGCTCATTAGCTTCAAGCCGTTCAATCTCTCGAATTTGAGTTGGTGTGAGATGCAGTGTGTGCCATTCATGTTTTGGCACGCTTTGCTTGCATGTTATACATGTCAATTCTGACCAGCTGAAATGATGAACGACTGCGGATTCTGTGCATTCTGGGCACATAATTTCTGTGCCGTATTTGTCTGCACGGTGATGTTTTGTAACGCGATACATGTGTTCGTATTTTTCGGAGATCATTTGTTTGGTCATAGACACATCATAACCACATATAACCATAAATGCAAGTCACTTCAAAACCTCAATGATCTTGGATGCTTCATGCGATTTGAGCAATTCGAGGACCGCGCTGTCATCGCCAAGCTCACGATGGATCAGCTCAAGCAAGCGAAGATCATCTAACCCTTCGTCCTTTGCGAGCTTCTTGATGTAGCCGATCTGCTTCGGTGTAGCAAACGCTCCTCGAGGTACATGTTCTTGAGTGGATGGTTGCCCGGCTGGGCGATCAGTTGTGGGCGCTAGGTTGCCCCCCAGCCGAGCTACCTTTTCCATCTCTTGACGAGAAGGTCGGGGACCATTCCCTTGAGACTGAATTGGGCTGTTAGAAATGGCGCGTCCGATTGCCGAAGTTTCTCCGTTTTCGCACCAGCTGGTCATATTGACCCCACGGTCAGATCGTTGCTCATGTGCGTATCCGACTGACATCGGCTTTGCGTCGTCAGCATGTCGATAGAGTTCTGCGCGGAAGATGCACGAGTCTCCGTCATAGTTCATCATGCAGGTCTCAATACGACCGTCGGGGAATGTTGCCCAGAAGCGCACAAGACGCTGCTCCACTGTTTCGTAGTTGCTTAGATCGAAACCCATCAGCAGACCACCCAGACGATCGCGTCATTGCCTGCGATGGTTTTGCGTGTGCGTCCTGAGTCCATGACTAGAGCGTCGCGCACAAGTGATACACGCGAAGGTCGGACAGTGTTGCCGGACATGTCAAGTGTGCGTTCAATTTCTTCGTCAGTGAGTCCACCGAAAAGCTTGATCGCGTTGTAGATCTTTTGACGCTTAGATCCTGATCGTGGATAGGCGTTGATTGCTGCGCGCTGTGATGTTGGATGCGCTTTCTTTGCTGTGATAACCACATTCCGATTGACTGTGGGCACATATTTTGTGCCACCTAATCCTGTGGTGATTTGGAATAGTTCTGGCTGATGGTCGGACATGTCGGATGCCTTTTCTATGAGTGCGCTTCGAGCGCTTTGATTGCTTGGTCCAGTGTAGTCACATCGTAAAGTGGCATCGGATCATTCAGTGAAAGTTGGTTTTTCATTGTGCGTAGCCGACGGATAATTGATGCGTGAGGGTTCTTGCTGATTGCCATGATGTCGTCAATAAGTCCGAACATCGCCATCGTGTGATTCACATGATCGGTGCGTTCCAGTACAAGCTTGCGAGTCTCTTCTGAAAGTTCGCCTTGATTCCATGCTGTGCCTTCGCTCATTTTGTGCTCCATGGTCCCCATCCGAAGCCGTAACGCTCCATGCCGTAATTGTAAATTGCTAACCCTGCGATGAGATTAGTTTCAGCGTGTAACAGATCTTCCAGTTCGGTGATGATGCCACGCTCGCTCAGATAATCCAGCCAGAATCCATTGACCTGCATGAGTCCGAAGGATTTGCGTGGATCTTTGTGGTTGATTGCGTTCGGTGTGCAATTTGACTCTCTCCAAATTATTGACTCCAGCACTGTGCGCTGATCTGGATCCCAGCCGAGGTTGATGGCAAGAGCTGAAAACTGTTCGCACGCGCTTGAATACGGATCGATGTAGATCGTGGAGCTGGTGGTCGTGGTTGGTTCAATAAGGTATGGCTGAACGCTGATCGGCGCTAGGGCAATAGTCCCAGAAGGCTCTTTAGACGCGCTAGGAGCCCCTGTGAGAGCCGTAAAGCCGAAAACGGTACAAAGCACTAGCCCTATCAATTTCTCTGCAAAGTAGTTCATTTTTTCTCCAGTGGTATAGGCACGCCCCATGATGAAGCATGCGATCGGAATGCAATTTGTCCTAGTAGGTATTTGCCCGATTCAGGTTCCGTGAAAATCTGTACGAGGATCTCTTGTCCGTTATCCATCACTCCTGTGTAAACGGAGTAGTCAAAGAACTGCGGTTCACTCATAATCACTTGCCTTTCGTCGGTACTCCGACCTTAGGGCATTGGTCAAGCTTTAGGTGGGATTTCCCCGAAGACCTTTAGGAATGCAGTTTTCACCCAAATCACTGAATCTGCAGCTTGTGGTGTGATTTCAATGTGGAACCAGTCGCCCTTTGGCGCACCGTGAATAGTTGGCTTCTCGTACTTCATCCATGCGTAACGATCACAGCGCCATGCGCGTCCGTGTGGCTCTGGGAAGTAGTCGAGGATGCACTGCAAGCCGAGGTCGTTGGCGTTTGCGACGAGCTTGTCAATGAACACGAGCGCTTCTTTGCGTGAGCCTTTTGGATGCTTCTCACTCTTGCGATATGAAAGATCTACAGCTCTGCCAGTGGCGTGAACTGAAAGCGATCCGGGCTTTCCGCGCATATCACGCTGACCCCACGAGCCATTGTTAAACATGGATCCATTTGATGCAGCGATGGCTTGCTTGATCCATTCGTTCATGCCTGCGCGTGGAGCTGGTGATGCTCCGTCCGCGTTGCCTATGTAATCCCGAGCGTTCGGGACTCCAGCTTTAGCTTTGGCTATCGCCACGACCAAAGGCTCCATCTTTAGGATTCACCCAGCGCAGCAACGGGGGGATGATTGCAGCGATCGCACCTTTGCCAAAGTCGCGTGGGTCTGTGGTGCCGGTGGAATAGACCGCGATGAGAGCTCCGACTACTGAGCGCGCGTAACTGGCGAGCATGGCTTTATCTTTAGCTTTCATCGTGTCCGTCCTTTGATTTGTTCTTGAGTCCGTTTGATGCAAGTAATCCTATTAGACCGCCAGAGAGTGTCATGAGCATTGGGTTGAGTACTGAGAAGGCTTCTGCGTCGTTGGGTGCTTGCTCAAGTGGCTGTGTCACAAATAGCAGACCGTAGAGCAGCGTAAAAATTGAGCCCACAAATGCGCATGTCAGACCAATTCCCACAACAAGGATCAGTCGAGCTTTGATTTCGTCGTTGGTGTATTTAGCCACAGCGACCACCGCCAATCTGAATGTCTGATGTCATTGTCACAGCCGAGTTGTCTGGTCGAATGCAGTTCACGCGATCACGATCCGAGCATCCAGCACATCCCCACAGGACGACCGCAATTAGCGCGCCGTAGCCGATGAGGTAACGCCATTTCATGCGGGGCGTGTCAGTGGTTTCGGTGGGTCGTCGTCATGTTCCCAAAGAAGCAATTCATTTTCGGTGCAAGCAAAACCGTCTGTAAATCCTGCATCATTTAGCAGTTTTACTAGTTGCTCAATTTTGCTCAGCTCTTTGCTCATGCCGAAATCTCTTGTATCAAAATTGAAGATGAAGCATTGTTTATTTGAGCATAAATATTGCCACCACCATTATTCCTACAAAATTCAATTGTGTAAGTGATTGCTGATGTTGTTGCCGGTGAATCTTGCCAAAGCATTGGACAAAACTGAACCTGTGAGGCACCCGTGTGGACTTGCGCAAAAGTCACCACTGTTGTTGTGGTACCGCCAATAGTTCTAACAATTCTCAACGCGCCTTCTCCGCCGGCTGTGTCGTTGTACATACTTATATTTGCTTGAATTGTTATCACATTGGAAGTCGATTGTGGAGTAATGTTTGCTGTAACTCCTGTCGTTATATAGGTAGTTGACGCACTTGATAGTTGTGCAGATGTCGAACTGAAAACAGATCGCAAAGTGCGAAAAGAACCACGCAAATCATTCATCTGCGTACTGGTCAGCACAGCTCCAGAAGTGAATGCTGCAGGAAGATTGGTCGGGGTTGCCATAAGTGTTCTCTACCTTAGACCGTGTGCCGAGATCATGCGAGCATTACCAGCCAAGCCTTG